CAACACTCTACGTTTAATATTATCAGCAAAGTCTATAGGTTGCCAGAAGTCTATATTCATCTGAAAACCTTTACCACCAGTAAGATATATCCTTGGTGTTATATCATTAGGTTTACAATACTTTCTTATAAACTTCCTAACATCCATAAGACATTTTTTAACGTCTTTATCATGGTCAAAGTCAAACCATATGGTGTTAAGCACTGCTGAATCGTAGTTTGTCTTTCCTTCCCTATCTTTACTAGAGTCAAAGACATATACACTTGCGTAGCAGTTCTTTACTCCGTTCCACCGGGACCGAAGGTCTTCGATTTGTTCTGTGTCGAAGGCTCTTGCGATTCTGGCTGGGATTCCGAATTCTCTGAAATACATTCTCCTACTATCTCCATTACTTCTATCTTTTGGGCCCAATCTGTTGGTATAGCCATTATATCACACCCGTCACATTGTGACCCGTGCATTACTATAACTATAGCCTTATCATCTTTGGCTACCATTTCACCAACTGTCTCACATACTGTAAGGTGTTCAGATGGGTTGTCTGCATTTATTCTATATGCCTTGAAAGTGCTTGCTGCATCATTCCAAGTTACTTTTACAAAAGGACCAACACTACCTAGTGTTTCTCCTTCTCTTTCTGTGTTATCTATCATGTTTCCATTTCTTGTGTTTAGTTTTTTATCAACTAATTTCGCTATGTCTTTCTTTTCCATTGTTTCTCCATTCCTTTTTCCATTCTTCAAATAGTTGTGCAACTACTTTAACATCTTCATCATATGCAAAATATTTAGCATTAGATGGTGTTTCATTTACATATATAGCATTTTCTGGTCTATCAAATAATAATCTATTATATGGTACTTGATGTAAGTCCAACCATTGTTCTGTAGCAAATTTAACTGCTAAGTCATTGGGCCTTTTACACCATATTATTATTTCGTGATTATCTTTTAACCATTGCATAAACTCTATAGCATTTTCTATAGGTTTACATTTATCTATCCAAGTAACTACTCCAAACTGTATTCCTTTAGGTGGTGTGCAAATAACTCCATCTAAATCAAATACTAATCTCATTCTTTAGGTAGTTGTTTAACTGCTATAATATCCTTTTTATTTACAATAACTGTACCCTTTTCACCACTAAGGTAAACGAAGTTATCGTCATCGTTCATAATCTTTCCCCTACCGACTTTCGGTGGTTTATCTAAGTTAGAGTCTTCTCTCCATACTATTTTCACTTCAGCGTCACTGAGAAATGTTGCTAGTGATTTCTTTTCTTCCTGTTCCATCTTTTTCCCTACTGGAAGAGCTCCTCGTCGGAGACGAGAGTCGCTCGTTCCATATTTAACTATATTTATAGTAGTATATAAAGGTTTGCCTATAACCATTCCATTAAAGACTTCTGTTTCTTATCTATTAATGTTAGTGGTGGCTTTTTCTTTATCCAAGTTTTCAAAGAGAATTTTTCTAATTGTCTACTAATTATATCCCAGTAATACTTTACGTCAAGTTCTGATTTATCTTTAACCATTTCTTGAATAGTATAGCCACTCTTAGTTTTATAGTAAGAATACCTTGTCCCTTCTAGTGGTTCTATACCAATAGCCTTACCTTGTTCTGTCAGACCTATTAACATATCTGTTTCTGAGACATATTCTGTGATAGGCCTATTAAGTTTCCTATGTTGTAAAAAAGTTTCTAGTTTTACATCTTCAAATTCATACAAAGAATCAATAAATGTCTGGTTAATTCTGTTCGCCAGACGCCCCTCAATTATTTTCTCTAGGGTATCTTTATAGAAAGTACTTCGTGTTGAAGCTTTAAAGGTTGAACCATGTTTAGTTAGTGTGCCGTCCTCATTACGTAGTACATAATTACCTATCTGAACCCAGAAACCTTCTTTATAGACATCTTTATCCATATCTATCCATTTAGAATCAGCAAAGGGTATCTTATTTTCCAATATTAGACGTAATCTATTTGTCAACCAAGTTTCATCAACATCAACATTAGTGTTAATACCATCAGTATGACAATATACAACACTCTTCTCGCCATACTTCTTTCGTATGAGGTTAATTGCAGATAATAGTAAGAATCTAGCCACTGAGGTAATTGTGATACCTGTCGCCATATCGCCATAATTAATGTAAGGATTAGTGTTAGCACCATAGAATGTATTCACCATTATTTTTAAAGCATTACTTTTAGATTTAGCTTCTTTCGTTTTCTGTGCTTTGTACGGTGCTCTCATTTCTTTGAACTGTTTACACATTTCATATAGACCACTTTTTCGGTCAGTGTCTATTTCAATTTTCACTCTCTTACCTATTTTATTGTCAGGTATGTATATAAAGCTTCCGTCGAAATCCACCTCTTCTTTATATTCTTCATATCCTACTATACGTGTTGTGTCTGGTCCTAAGTTTAGTGCCATAGCTATCGAAGGATAGAAAGATGCGAAATCTATCTTGTAATTATGTTGATGATATCCGGGCTCATATAACTCTATATGCGCTGCTTGAAAGTTTCCTTTATCATCCTTATATATCTCTGGATGGCGGTCCCTGTTTATATCTTGTGTGATAATACCCTGTTCATATAATTTACGTCCCTGTAGGATTTTTGTAACATAGGAATTAGGGGAATTGACATATGCCTCTAAGGGAACCCCTAACAACTCTGCGGTAAACTCCACCTGTGGATAGTAATGGTCGAATAAATATTTTGTACAATCTACATCAGACAGAACATAATCGTGGATTTCAGAAAGGGGATAGTCAAGTAATACTTTATCACCAAAGTCCAATTCTATTGGGTCTAGTCCAAAGTGTCTACTGACAGCCTTAAGACCACGACCCTGTCCTGATAGCGCATAATCACGCCTAGTGTGTCTCAGCACATCAAATATTATTCTTCCACCTGCCTTCATACGAAGGTCTTTACTATCTTTTGGTGGTGTATACCCGTAATTGGTACCATCACGATTTAGTAATTTTTTATAATTCCTAAGGCCGTGAAAACTTGCTCTATGTAATATTTGTGGAATATCATAACCTATAAGATTATACCCATACATAATGTCTGGGTCATACTCCTGTACATACTTAGCAAAATCTGTTAATACCTTGCGGTCTGACTCTCCATCCCAAAGAAAGACTTCACGCTCTCCAGTTGAAGTGACAATTCCAATTGCCACTACAGGGTACCTTTCCCCAAAAGGAAAGCTACCATCTGGTGAGTGAGTCTCTATATCAAAGCAGAGCGACCTTACGGGGTCTGTGTTAGCATAATTATAGAAAAAGTCAGGATGTTCTATCAATAGTCTGTCCATAACATTCTCCCTATCTCCGTCAACTATAACAGTCTTGGGTAACTCTTCACCAGCTCTGTAATGTTGTTTACGTAGTTTCATCAGACCTTCCTTACCTGTTATTCTATACTCTGTTCCTTCATCATCAGGAACATAACAGTATGGTTGATAAGGTATCTTCGCTACATCCTTCTTACCATTACAGTACATTACGGCTTGTAAGTCACCCGTTTCAAGATTGATTGTGTAGGGGCTACTAATTCCTATTAGTGGTACTTTCATAGTTCGTCTTCCCATCTAGTGCCAGTCCTATCAGGAGTAGACACTCTAAACTTATTACCCACAGGCCAGTAATAAGGATAGTTTTCTATTACATCAACGTAATACATTGCATCTTCAGGCCATACTTGTGAGTAAAACTTAAAGTCTTTACGTAATAAATTTAATCTGTGTGATTTGTGTATCTTGTCATCACCCATCCACTTAGGCATAGTTGCTGATGTATCATAGTTATATAACTCCATAGTGTTGTTATATCCACGATTAACCCACTCTATAATCATAGTGTTGACATACTTCTTAAGCATATCTTGGTGTCCTTCCCACATAATCTTTGCAGGGTGGTTGAGCCAACCTTTTTTATCGTAGTCAGGTTGCATAGCATTGAGTAGTTGCATACCTTCTACTCTTTGCTTACCAAGCCTTTTATAATCTAACATCTTAGCTGACTCTACGAAGTCTGCTACTGGTAAAAACGTTTGCATTTTTATTCCCCCAAATTCAGTTGATATTCATGTTCTCTACATTCGAAACAAACATCATCTGCTACATTTTCATTGTGTTGTCCACACTGTGTACATTTTCTATATTTCATTTTTTTTCTCCTATTTAATTATTAAATAATATCCTATTACTATCAAACAACACAGGTTCCCGACAGTATATAAAGCTATCTGTCCCCATGTATAATCTTCTTTTTTCTTTTTAATCTTCTTTCTTTTTTGTAATTTTCCTACTCTAAAGTGTGGGATGCTACTCCAACAATCATCACATAAATATGCTTTGAGTTGAGGGTCATCGCTCATATAATGTATACGACATCTATTACAGTTATGCCACAACGCTTTATAGTATGTAGGTTTCACCATATCAATACTTTAAACTTAAGCCATGCTCTTACCCATGCATTAGGTTTAGGATTCTTATTTCCCTGTCTTATCTTCTTAGCACACCATCTATACATCGCATTAGCGTATCGTATAGGTCTTCTTACCTTTCGAGGTAGATATTTTAGACCACGTTCTCCAAAGAATAAAGATGTTTCAAACATATCAAGATATCTTATTTCTGGTTGACCCCATCGGTCCACTTGTAAATAACTATATCCCTTTTCTTTATCTTCTTCAAAATCTCTGACGAAATTAATAATCTGATAAGCTCTACCTAAATGCTCTGCATATGGGTATGCTTCTTCAGGTGCTCCTAGTATCTTAGCCATCATTAATCCTATAACTTCAGCCGAACCTCTACAATAACGTAACATAGATTCATCGTTATGATGAACTTTATCTAAATCCATTCTCATAGAGGTATAGAAATCTTCTTTCCACTCTTTAGGCATCTCATACTTTTTATTAACATACGCAAAGTTATATGCTAATCTTTTTATGTCACCTACTAATTCATCCCCATCGACTATATTATCTAAGTATCTTATATAACCATATAGGCCATACACATCCTTTCTTATTTCTTTAGGGAATGCTTTAGTACAACAAGCAAATGTTGTCGAACATTTATCCATTACTTCTTTAGTCATCTATTTTTGCTTCATCTATTTTTTGTTGTCGTCTATCATACCAACGCTTACCACATAACCATGTGGGTGGGTCTCTACTATATATATCTTTATACCATTCAGCTATCCATGCTTCTACGTCTTCTTCGGTAAAAGGCCAGCTTTTACTTGGTATAACAAACTCCTCGTGTTCTTGTGTAAACTTTTTATATAAGTATTTATTCAGTTTCATAATTCGTCTCCATTCTACTGTTACATGCAGGACATTCGTATACCCATACGCCACCACCATCATATCTTTTTTCTCTTTCTACGTCACACCACGGGCATTTCATCTTTGTATTCTCCATATTGTATATTCTATCATTATAAAAGACCAAAATATACCAAATAACATTATATCCAAATGGTTTGGGCTATTATATTCTTGTAGCCACTCTATCATCCAGCCATTCCCGGTGTGCTTAATTCTTCATCGAAGTAACCATGTGCTTCCATTTGCTGTATTAACTCTATAGCATCTTGTATAGCTACGGATAATGCTTTATGAAACAAGTTTATATCACTAGATTCTGCTCCAATGATAGGGTTCTCTGTTTCTTTAACTTCCTGTTGGTGAAACATATAACCAGCACGTAATAATTTTATCCAACGGTCACGCTGTTCTGCTTCTGCTCCTAAATCTTTATCTGTCATCTCCGTCACCTTTAATTACTCCCCTTTCTTTTCTATCTGTTAGTTTTAAATAATTCTCATGTAACACTTCTATTAAACTCATGTCATACATGTCAAATATTCTCGCTAAATACCAACAAACGTCACCTAGTTCGGCTCTTATCTCTTTGTATTTACTTCCATCTCCACGAACTTGTTTCTTGTATTTACCTAATACCTCTCCAACTTCGTTTGCTAAACCTATCAATAAGTATTCTTCTTCCTTATCTTTAGGATATTCTGCTGTTGTTCTTGTCCATTCTCTATATGTTTCCCAATCCATTATATCACCAATTCTTCAGGTACCATATTTCTACGGTATAACCAGTTTCTTTCTGCTGGTAGGTACCTATATACCAAATCTGATTTAATATCTCCCTGCACAGGCCACGGTTTTATTAATACTAAATCATTCACTCTACACCACATTCTTCTTTTAAGTTTTCCGGGAATTCTTACCATTCTATTCTTTCCATCTTCACATAAAGCTTTAAATCTTGAACCACCACTAAACTCTCGGATGACAGCAAACTGTTCATCTTTAGTTGGTAATTTACCTGCCCTCTTAATTGTGTTTCCACTTGGTGATGGCTTCGATTTCTTCTTTCCCATAGTCCCCCTGTGCTGTTAATAAAAACTCTTCTGTAAATACATCTTTATCAATACTCTTTGCTAATATATAGTCTTCTTCATATTTAAAGATATCAGGCCAATCACCCTTTACTATCTTTACATCAGCCGCAGTTTTAGACGTAGATGTTATTTCAATCTCATCTCCAGTAAATGGGTCAATAATATTTACTTCTCCACAATTTCTTGCAAGATACTCATCTGCTATTTCTGGCCAATATTCCTTAACAAAGTCCTTTGTCTCAGATATAAGCTCTGGCCAATTTACTTTACTAGTAGGTTCTCTAAGTAGAGGACTTTTAAAGTATTTCTTTTTACCATCTTCTTCTACCTGTTCTATAAACCCAGTCATCATTAACCCAGAAAGTATAGGGTCTAACTTAGTAAAAGGTAGCCCTGCACTCTTGGCAGCAGTCCTAATTTCACGGGAGGTCATCTTTACTATGTCTGAACCTGCTAACCCAAATCTATCTATACGAGTTTCTGGAAATAATTTCAGCAAATCCGTACCATGAGAGGGCATATGCAAACATTCATTCATGAAAGAACTCAAGTAAATTCGTAGTCCTAACCAAGTGTGCTTTGGGGTTAATAATCCATAAGTAACACCATCCTTTTCGACTTTCAGAATCTCTTCTGGATAAAATCGACCTACGGCATTAATAACTCTAAGTAAATACTCTACCTTACTTCTTGATACAGGAAACATTGTGGGGATGGCGGAGAGTATAAATGGTGCACATGGATTGCGTATAGCAATACTAGCATCATCATCTCTCTCACCAATCACATTTATTATATGCTTCCTCAAACCATCTACCTCTTCTTCAGTCATAGTAGATGTATAATCTTTAGGTAAAGCAACATTATCTAACTTGTGTTTGATAACTCTTTCTGTCTGACTTACAGTAGGATTTGTATGACCAATCATACATCTCCTTTCTAACTCAGCGTCAAAGTATGAAGCTCCTTTCTCATTCTCAATAGCCACACACATAAATACATACTTAGGTAGTAGCTTTTGTTCTACTACATCCTGAACTGTAATATCTGTTTTCTTTCTAAATGCGGCCCTTCCATCACCCCAAGTCTTTATGACTTCCATAATTCCTTCGGGTAACTTCTGGGCTTCTGGTATAGCGATAAACCTAGCACGATTGATTTTATCTTCTTCGTACCATATCGCTGTCTCTGAAAGATGTTCTATCGTATGGAAGTATTCCTCTGGAAGTAGTCCGAAGACTGCATCCATGATAACGGTCTTGCCAGTTCCGCTATACGCTTTGATAACAAAATTGCTAT